TTACCTGTAACACCTGCTATTTTTCCAGCTACAGTACCTGGAATAAAGAAAGATGCAAAAGAACCCAAGCCAGCACCAAGCTTGCCTGAGAAAGCTTCTTCATATCCTTCATCAACACCTAATGAACTTTCATTAAGTTGTTCTTGTAAATCCTGAAAGTATTCAGATGCAGCACTATCGTTGCCAGTAGAAAATAAATTAGCTACACCTTCTCCAGCAGATAAAAAAGTTCCTGCTAAACCTCTAGGCACACCCTTTAATAATTCTTCTGTGTGACCAGCAAAAGTTTGTTTTACTTCTTCTTTATAAGGTTGGTAGTAATCAGGATATAACTCAGATAATTTATTCTGTAATACAATGGCATTTTCTTGTGTAATATCTTCTTCTACATTTAAGATTCTGCCATCAGGTAATCTATACTGTGCCATTTATTATGTTCCTGTGTACATAGGTAAGGCTTCTGTACCAAATAATTTAGCCAATTCTGCATCTAGTTGAGAAGTTAATCTATCTATAGTTTTCTTAGTATCTTCATCAGGAATACTATCTTGTAATCTTTTTATTTCTTCTTGTAAAATTTCTAATGCCTTTACTCTATTAGAATTACCTTGTTTAGCATATTGTTCTTTTAGCAGTTCGGTTTTGAGTAAAGTATTAGCTAAAGTTATATCCTCTACAGATTGAGTTCTATCTGCTGATAAAACTTTTATGTCATCTTCTCTTTGTCCTTTTTTAATTGACAGTAATCCTCGAGCACCTTCACCTAATTTTGCACCTGCTTCACCTATATTTTTTGAAGTACCAAAAGCATCAGCCATTGTAGCTAAAGCATATATGCCTAATTCTCTTTGTTTGTCTTCTTCTGTCATCCTAGGTATTTCGACTCTAGGCAATCCTAATTGTTTACTAGTATCAAATATTTGTTCTATTACTGAGGTCGCAGGTTTTGTTTCTGTTACTGGACTAGGGTTAGTAATTGTTGCACCTGTTACTAATCCTGTTTCATTTTGTGTACCTGTTGTTGCAGATTCTCTTAACAACTGTTGTTCCATTTGTGCTTGTAAATCATCAGGCATAACAGAACTTGTATTAAAATCATCTCTTAGAACTCTAGGTAATTTAGACCTCTCCCTACCTTCTTCCATTCTTTCTTGAGACTCTAACCTTCTCATCTCTATATCATCTTCTAGGTTTGTAAAAAAATCTTTTACACCTGTACCAAACGCTGTTTGTTTTTCTTTTACTTCTTTTTGATATGCAGCAACTCTTAATCTTTCTTCAGGAGTTAATTCTCTACCATATAGTCCTTCTTCTTCTTGAGGAGATAAAGACCTAGCTATATTACCAGCAACATCTGTAGAACGACCTTGTTGTAAACTAACTAAACCACCAGATGTCATACCTAATTGTTCTTGTTGCATTTCATTACGAGATTTTTTAATTATATCTCTTAGTCCTTCTTTAGTTCTAAAAGCTCTCGGCACATTTCTACCATAATAAGGTGTAAATTCTTTATTTCTGCTGGCATCTAAAAACAATTCTGTATTTCCTAACAAGAATCTTTCCGCAGTTTCTCTATCCATTGTTCCTAATTTGACTGCATTTACTACTGCATCAGAAAAATCTCCAAATCTTTTTTCAGCTTTTGAAGTTCTTCGTAGTTCATCACTAGCTTCTTTTAATGTTTCTTTACTTGTTGAACGACCAGATGCCATACCTAATAATCCACTGGGTGATTGACTCATGGTGTTGGACATGGGTGATGGGACACTAGGCATGGCACTTGATTGTGCTAACTCCATAACCTTTTCATCAGCTACAGTAGTTAGAGGTTGTTCAGCTTTGTTAACTTGATTCTCATACATACGCCTCATCTGATTGCGTCTTTGCACTTCAGATAAAACTAAATATTGTGGAAATCTAGATTGTGGATTCTGAGATAAGTTTATAAGTTCCTGTTCAGGAACATATTCTAGTTCTGCTGCTACATCTATAAGACTCATTAACTTAATCCTTTATATAAACCTAAACCTCCCAAACCAAGACCTAAAGCTTGTTGGAATAATCCAGGTTGTTGTTGAAATTGACTGACAGTTCTTTGTGGTTGAACAGGAACACCTCTAAGAATATTACTAAAGAAACCAAGACGTTGTTGTGGTAAATCTTGTTGTCTCAAGAAGTCTTCGTAGCCAATATCTAAACTAGCTTGTTGTAGTGCTCTTTGTTGTGAGCCTATACCTGTAAGAGCAGCTAGTCTTTGTTGTGCATCTCTTTGCGTAGCTTCTCCTAATGTGCCTAAACCAGAAGCAACTTGTTGACCCAACTGACCAGATAGTTGAAATTGACTTTGTCCAAATCTTTCTTGTGCTTGTCGTGCAGCTTCATCTGCCTGAAATCCAGTCATTCTAAACTTCTCTTGTGCTTGTCTTGCTGCTTCTTCTTGTGCTTGTGCAGAAAGACCTAACTGTGCTGCTTTTTGTTTGGCTTGTTCTCCAAAAGCAAAAGCTTGTTGTTGCAACTGTTCTTGTCTTTGACCTGCTTGTTCTTGCAATCCTTCTTGCTGTAAACCAAATTGTGCAGCACCTAAATCTGCTGCTCTTTCTAATCCTAACTGTCTAGTGGCAGCATCAAATGCACGTTGTCCACCTGTAACCTGTAAGTCATCTAATCGTTGTCCTAGATTACGTTCACGCTCTGCTTGTAAAATAGCTTCTCTATATCCACCCAATCCACCAGCCTGTGCAGCTTGACCTCTAGTTTGCTCTCCTTGTATATCAGAAGTTCTTATAGCCTCACGCTTTGCAACATCAGTCACTGCTTGTTGGTATGGTGAAATAAACCGAGAAATGTTTTGTTCAAATCCTATAGGCTGATAACCTTGCGTAGGAACATTGGCTTGATATCCAGAAGTTCTGACTGAAGGGTCATATCCTGTATCAAAAGTACCTGCTGCATATTGAGAATCTCTACTTGTATCTATACCGCCTAATATATTTTGTGCTTGTGTAAATTGTTCAGGCGTACCTGCTTGTGCATAACCTCGTGTCATAGCTTGAGCACTTAACTCATCAGGAGAAAAGTAAGCTATTCTTGAAGCACCATAAGGTGTATAAGGCTGTAAAGATTCAGCCTCACTTCTTTGTAGTAGCCTCGTAAAATAAGGCTCTACATAAGGTGGTAAAGATTCGCTATAGACTGTTTGCTCTGTAGGTGCACTACTTCCTCCACTTCCTCCGCCCATTATTCTTCTCCTTTATCAAATTTAAACTCATAAAATCTAGAAGTTTCCTTCCAGCCTTTTTCTTTTTCTATCCAATTCCAAAATCCTGCTCTACCTAAAGCTTCTATGCCATCACATTTATTGTCTTTTGCCCATTTGTATAATGTTTTAAAACCTTCATCTACCCACTCTTCATATCTTTTACCAGCAACATGCTCTATGTTTAACATTCTAAGCTTAGTAGGATAATCATGTAATTGAGTGACAGCACATCCTATTATATCCATAGTCTCTGACTCAAATATAATCCACAGACTGCTTCTATTTTGTATACAACGATAGTAAATATCCATAGGACTTATGCGACCATTAGAACGCTTACAAGACTTTTGTAATATCTTTTCGCACTCTTTCCACATTATTGATACTTGACCTGGTAGTACCAAAGATATTTCTAAAGAATCATTTAGTTTTAAAGCTGGCTCATTCATGCTGGAAATACTCTATTACTTATTTCTTTTGCTTGTTTTGTCGTTCCTGTTTTGTCCATTCTTATTCGGTCTAACATAGCATCTAATTTTTTAGCACCTGAATCAGAACTACCATCTCCTAACATTGCAACAGCATCAGCAGGTATTATATATTCATCTTGTGATACAGCTACAGGTTGACTGTTACCAATCATGCCACCAATATCATCAGTCATACCACCATTACCCACTCCTTTAATCATGCCCTCTGTTTGAGCATCAGGCACTACAGATGTAAGAACCGCTCTTCTTAAATTTCTATAATCTTCTGGACTGTATTTATCTATAAATCTTTGCACTATAGTGTCACTATCTACATCTCCTAAAATAAATTTTATTGTTTCTTTTACTAAAGGGTCATTCATATCTACAGATGTAGTTCCACCTTCTTGTCTCATTACAGGCATTTCATTCAAAATGTCTTCATACATTTCTAATTCTGATTTTCTGCTTACAGGATTAGAAGACATAGCAGGCATTTGTGCAACTGTAGTTGGTGGTACAGTAACATCAGATGGTGCAGATAAAGACTCTACTAATGCTTGTTCTACATCTGCTGGTGTAAAACTTGCTGGAATATCTTCTGCGTCTAAGTTGTCACTAACGTAAGCATTTATTTCTTCTTCAGATATATCTGGCAAACCTGCTACTGCTGCTCCTTTACCTACTGATGGAGTATCACTTACTGTACCAAGTGAAAGTCCAAGACCTCCACCTTCTTTTGGCAAAGCATCAATACCACCTACTATTGGTGTTGCATCAGGGTCTTCTGGTCTTACTATGGGCAGAAAAGGTTGTGCCACAAATCTTTGTTTTTGTTCATAAGCTACAGGTGAATAAGGGTCTACTTGCATAGGAATATCTTGGTCAGCACCTTGTCCATAAAAGTTTCTATATGCAGCAGTTTCTGTTGGGTCAAAAGGTCTAGGAAAAAACTGAGGTGGTGTTGGCATAGTTCCGCCTGTTGGAGCTGGTTGACCCCCTGATAAGTCTGTTGCAGTAGGGTTTAAGTTTTTAAAGTATTGCATCTCTGGTTGAAAGCCAGCCATAAATCCAGATGGAATATTAAGAGCCTCTCTTCTTTCTGTAGGAACAGGTGTACCTCCTGCTTTATTTATATAAGGATTTATTTGTGCTAATGATAAATCTTCCATTTCTTGCATTGCTCTTTCAGCAGCTAGTTTTACTGAACGACCAGCATTAAGTTTTACACCTCTGCCTTTTAAAATGTCAGCTTGAGTAACTTTGCCATCACCTGTAAGGTCAGGAAAACCATTGGAACTTTTACCACTTTCAGCAAAAACTAAAGGTATATTTTCTGGATTAGCATCTATTATTTCTTGTCTGCGTCTTCTTCTCTCTTCTTCGTTAGCAAGAAGACTTGCCTCAAAATCGTCTTGTGATTGCATAATAGCTCCAGTTCCTGCTGCGGTTGTAGCAGCTAAACCTGAAGGTGATGTTACAGCTTGATATGCTGCTGTTGCACCTTTGTCAAAATCAAAACCTCCTTGTGGACTAGTAAATGCACTTTTTGCACTTTGAGTAAAAGGAACAGCTTTTGTCAGCTCTGCTTGTAAAGCTTCTTGACCAGCTTGATTTAATGTAGTTCCAGTCAATTGACCTGAACCAGCAACACTTTCTACAAAATTAGGATTCTGTAATAAATCTTGTTTTACAGTATCTTGTACTGATTGAGATACAGTTGAAGTTATTGTTGGGTCGGCAAGAGCAGCAGCTTTATTAGCAGCAGATGTACCAAATCCCGCAGTCAGTCCTGACAATAAAGCCTTAGAACCAGAACCGCCTGTTTGTGCGTATGTTGCTAAACCTGCACCTATACCTGATGCAAGTGCTGCATTACTAGCTAATGTTGCTCCTAGTGCACCTGTAGTAGCTAAAGAAGTAAATAGTGTGCTACCTAATAAAGGTGCTAAGAAAGGTAAGAATGCTTCAGGCTGTCCTGTCTGTGGATTAACTGTAATAGGCATAGCCTGTGCTAAACCTTTAACCTCGGCTGGATTAACGTGCAATAACATAGAGTCACCAAAGCGACCTTGATTTGCTACATTCTGGGTTTGTTGTTTAATATCCATTTATCTTTCCTCTGTTGTCTCACATCCAAATACATTAAAACTCATATCTACTGCACTTGTGTACACTTTTAATACATCTGTTTGATTAAGTGTAATGCCAATAACTATAGCAAAAGAATCATTTGCTGCTACTGACTTATCGTAAAATAAAAACTGTTTATCATCTGCACCTGCACCAGCTACATGAACACTTAACCTAAATGTTATAGCTGAACCTGTGCGATTAGCTGCAACAATAGAACTTATAGTGGTCTGTGTTTTATCAGGTACTGTATATAGTGTTGTAACTGTTGTGGCTGCTGGGTCTAGCTGACCTAATACTTTTAAGCTATCAGCCATGTTTTACACCCATTAATAAAAATTGATGTCTTCTTACAGACTTAGAAGCAATAGATTGTTGCAACCTTTTTAAAGCACCAAGTTCTGCATGTAAATCTTGTATAGCCTGTTCTACTGTCCTTCTTGTAATGGACTCATTTTGCTCGTCATATTCTAAAGACGCTAGTGGTAAAGGTATTGCAGTTTTTTCAGCCATTATCTTTTCCCATCTTGTCTTAACTCTAATCTAATATCGCCTAGTCGCCAACCAAAATTATTACCTGTATTTTCTACTCTTATGGCACTCTGCCTTGCTCTTGCTCTAGTATTAGTAAAGGTTGAATTAGGTGTTACTGATACTGTCTCTAGTGTAGATAAACTTTCTAAAGGAAAATTTCTACCTTTTATTGTCATGCTTACAGTATTACCTGTATCACTAGAACCTCTGTATTGCAGGTCTGGTATAAGTTTAGAAATAAACATAAACCTTTCACCATCAGGGTCTAAATCAAAATCAGAGGATTCTATAAATGCTGTAAAGTCTAAACCATCAGCACTATGTCCTACTTCGTGATTATATAAATAATTATTTTGAGTAGTATCTAATTTACCCGCAGCTAAAGGGTTATTTAAAATATATGCAGGATTCCATGCTGTTCTAGTAAAACCATCAGTTGTTGTGCCTATAGACCAAGACTTTTCTAAATAGTTATATATAACATATCTATCAATTTCTGTTGAAGTAGAACTAGGATAAAACCACATTACCTCATTATGAGTTGGTATAGCTGCTGCAAAAACTTTATATGATTGAGTAAAATTAAAATCATCAAATATGTGATCTAATACTGTGCAAGGTAATTTCTGCACTGCTCCTGTGTATATATAGAATCCACCATTATCCATAAAATAAACTGCACCACCTACAGAAGTCATTGCATTAGGAGATATAGAGGACATTCCAGTAGCCACTTCATTAAAACTAAATATAAAAGGTGCACCTACAAAACGCATAGAAACTAAACCTACATCAGTCCATATAAGTATTTCTTGTCTTGTTTGTAACGCTCCTATTATTCTGCTACCTGTTGATAATTGTACTCCGCCTGCTGAATTAGTTGCAGATGGTGTCCAATCAACCGCACTTTCTGAGGTTGAAAATCTTACTAACATAGGGTCAATAGTGCTTGAACCTATAGGATTACAACCAAATGATATGACGTGCCTATCTACATCTGACATCATTATTTGTAAATTGCTTGTAGGAACATCACTTGCTCCCGCTAAAGAACTTGCCAATACTGCTCTAGTTGATACACCTGAAGACTCATCCCAATAATATAAAGGACCGCCTCTAGGACATGCTATTGTGTCATCGCCAAAATTATCTATAGACCACAGTCTAAGCTGATTAAGATAATCTATTGCTGCTGTAGAACCCCAACCGCCAGCACCCCAACCATTAACTCCCCAACCAGTAGAAGGAACATATACATCTATTCCTACATTCAGTTGATATGCAGCAACTACAGAGCTACCACCATTTCCACTATCACTACTGTTAGCTGTTACTGTTGCTCCTGATGTATCTTTAGCTTCTATAGTAAAAGAATTGTCATTTACTATTGTATCTATTTGATATTCTTGATTTAACACCGCAGCAATTACATTACCACCTAACGATGCAGAACCACTGAACGTAACAAAATCATTTTTTTTTGCTCCATGACCATTCTCTGTAACTGTAATGGTTGATGAACCATTAGTGGCAGAAAATGTAGCATCACCAGCAGATGTTGTTAATCTCAAAGGTGTTATGTCGTTTACAGCACCACCTTGATATACATATAATTTTAAGTGTGTTCCTAATACAGTAAAGTTATTAGACTGAACATCAGAATAATTATGTATTTTTCTACAAGTTCCTAAAAAAGAACTTGATGAATTTTTTTCCCAACCACCTATTCTTTCAGGTCTGCCTTTTCTAAATCTAACTTTATCTGCATCAAACCATCCACCCTCATTAGAGTAGTTAGTACCTTCTTTATTAATTCCAGGTTGAAATACAAACTTTGCAAATGGCACTTTACACTCCCAATACCATGTCTTGTAGTTCCTTACCTCTTCTTCCTACTTGATAAAACCATTTTGAATCTTCCATTTCTTTTGCCATATTTTTCCAATCATGTCTTCTACACGCTCTTAGCATATTCTCAAATTTAGATAATCTAGAACCACCTAGATTAAAACACATATTAACTAATACATGCTGTATATCTTCTGGCAATCCATCCCAATCTTCGTTAACTCCAAACACATGAACGGCTTCTATGTGATGTTTTTTAAAGTCTTGGTCATAGTACATATCTACTACCTCTTGAGTTACAGGTGTGCCTATTTCCTGTCCATATTCTGGGTCTTGTTTTTGTATAAGATGCCCTACACCTAAAGTTAAATATCCTAAAGAATCTTTATATATTTCTAAGACTTCTCCTTCATGTCTTTTTATTTGTTCTTTGCATTTTTCTATATCCATCCTACTCCTCCCCTTTAGGTTGGTTTGTAGTAACTTTACGATAGTAAACCACAACTTGTTTAAGTTCATTTATATATCTCTTTAATTCTTGCATGTTATAAGACATGAGTTCATAGTCAGGCACAGACATAGCAAAAAAAACTATTTGTCCATGTTCCTTTTCAACTCTAGCTAAAAACTCATCTATATTTTTATCAGAAACTACATACCAATATGGCTCTTTTAAATCTATTTCTCTAGGCATGACAGGTTGTGCTATCTGCCTTTCTAATGCCTTTGTTGTTATCTGTACGTTTTGTTTACTTGGAAACAGGCTGCAACTGGAGACCATCATCAAGATTGTCAATGTTGCGACTGTCTTCTTCAATACTATCAAATACATTTTTAGTTCCTTTATTAACTCTAGGCTCTAGTAAAGATGGTTTAGCTGCTGCTAGTTTAGTTAAATCATGTCTTTTAAACACATCCAAGTATCTAGACATCTCAGCTTGTATAGCTTGATTTTTACTTTGTATCTCTAATAATCCCTCTGTTTGCAATTTAAAATCATTTTGTAAAGATTCAATAGCTGCTTTTTGTTCTTGGTCTCTTAATTCAAAAGCTTGATTTAAAGCAGATAATCTAGAATTTTCGCTCCATAAAAAATATCCAATTATTGCCATTATTGTTATTACACCTATTAAAACTTTACTCATAATTTATGCCCATGTATAAACTTGTAGAGGCTTTGCTTTGCCTTTGACCTCTATAGGTGTTAACAATTTTAACGGAAATTTGCTATGTTTTGCAGTTTCTTTACCTATTAATACTCCTACGCCAGCTACCTTTGTACTTGACTCTAATCTAGCTGCAACATTACATGGGTCGCCTATAAGACTAAAAGCAAATCTATCAGTAGCTCCAAAATTCCCAGCAATGCAAATACCACTATTAACACCTATGCCAATAGCAACTTCAGGTATTTTTTCTTCTTTAAACTTAATATTTAACTGGTCTATATTTCTTTCTATTTCTTTGGCAGCTTCCAATGCTAAGTTGTGATGGTCTTCTTGTGGAATAATAGTGTTCCAATGAAACATACCTGCATCACCAATGAATTTATCTGTGCATCCAAAATATTTATTAGCAGCTTTTACTTGTGCATCTAATACTGCGTTCATTATATAAGTAACAACCTCAGGCTCTACTGATTCTGATAAACTTGTAAAGCCTCTAAGGTCTGTAAAGATAATAGAACAGTCTACTCTTTTACCATTTACCTGACATAACTCAGGATTATCTTGTAACTTCTTAACCATTCTTGGGTCTAGATACTTACCGAACTGACCTTTAATTTGTTGTCTTAATTTATATTGTTCTCTAAATCGTAAGTAAAAAGCTGTTGAAGCGGTAATAAACTCAGACACAAGAGACCAAGTAAAATCAATTAGAAGTCCTTGTTGTATAAAATAATAACCAGCACCTCCAGTTGAAACAAACAATATACCAGTCAATATTATTCCTAACGATATTCCAAAAATATTTATTAGAATCCAAGTTAGTGTTATTACTGAAATCAATAATAGTAACTCTACTGCCAAAGCATAATCAGGAATATATGGACTATCTTGTATTAATATAGACTCTGCAAGTGCAGCTTGTATTTTATGTGGCTCTAAAAGTTTATTATTAGGAACTGCTATTTGTGGCATGATGCCTTTAGCAGTAAATCCTACAAACACAAATTTATTTTCTACATCCATCTCAGCTAGATTAGTTTGTGGTGTATCAACCCAACTTATCCACTTTCTGCCTAAACTATCAACTTTGACAGGAGGTAAACCTCTTACTCTTATCTCTTCTATACCATTAGCATTAGTCTTAATTACATAAGTATCTGCACCAGCTAATAGTTTTAAAACTTCTGTTCCATAAGATGCTACCCAACCATTATCAGTTCTCATCAATAATGGCAGTCTTCTAACTAAATTATCTGCATCAGTTCTTGCTACTGCTAAACCTTGACTAGCATTTTGTTTTAAAACATCTATATTTTGTATAACACCTTGTGCTTTTAAACCACCTGTATCATTGCCTAGTATGACTGTGCCTGTCGTAGGTGGATATTCACCCGCACCTTCAAACATTGCTAATACACTAGGAGCAAATGATAAAGCCTCTGAAAATTCAAAGTCACCTCCAAATCTATCAGGTTGTGGAAAAGCTATAACCCATCCAACTCCTATAGCTCCTTTACGTAAAAGATTTATTTGTATCTGTGCTAATGTTTGTCTAGATAAAGGATAACCTCCTTCATTGGCTACATCTTCTTCTGTAATATTTAATATAGTGAAATACTCTGAAGGTTGTTGTTCTGGTATTAAAGCATCAAAAGTTTTAAGTTTTAATGTTTGATATATTGTAGGTTGTAAAACATATATGCCACACAATAAAAATATCAAAATAAAAAAAGTATAAATATTTTTCATCCTGAACCTTGTTTAACATTAATATTGGTTGAAGAACCTCCATTTACTTTTAACGTATTTGTAACACCATCCTGTATTAATACAATTGTATAAGCATCAGAACCATCTACATTAAGCTTAACGCTTTGACTTACAGAGCGTGTAAAACTTATATTTCTACCTGATACTATGGTTGTTATTTGTGTATCTTTATCTTGACCTATTTCTGTACCTACAATACGAATACCTACACCGCCTTGTTTTAAAGCATCCTCTTCTTTAGATATAGCAAGAGCATCTATAACATTTAATAAATCTTCTAAAAAGTTTGTAGCTAACATATCTACATCCAACTCAGTAAATTCTAGTTCTTCTTCTGCATCTAAAAAATCTTCTGCTAAATAATCAATATCTAAATCATCAAACTCTAAATAATCTACTGTGGCTTGTGTTTGTGTTTCTTCTTGTTGTTCCTCTATTTCTTCTGGAGGATTTACTATAAGCAAGTTATCTATAAAATTTAAAGATATATCTAAGGTTATTGGTTTAGTAGGATTACTTTCGTAAACAGATACAGTTGTAGCTTGATAAGGTTTATTTAAAGTTACACTACCAGATGCTGTTGATACTAGTATTTCTCCACTAGATATACCATTTTCATCTGGTAATAATATTACAAGACTTCTGCCCAACTCATCTACTGTGCAAGTAAAATCTGTACCTCTAATAGCTATATCTGCTGTTGGTGTTTTAATAAGTATGTTGCTTTTATTATTAAATTTACCTGTAATAAATCGTGCTGTACCACTAGCAAACTTTAAAGCCATCTTTGATTTAGAAGGGTCTGGGTCATAGATATACTCATCTATAACCAATTTAGAATGTTCAGTTAGTTTTACAGTAGAGTCGTCTTCAAAGGTTATGGCTACTCTGCCCGCTTCTGTGCGAACATCATCCATTTGTTGGATGTTAAACTTTAATTCAGCACCATAGGGTTTGTCTCTTAGAACTTGTGCATTGCCTCTAAGTTCAGATATAGAACCTATATCAACAGACGAATGAAGTTGTTGCGTCTGACTGAGTAACACAAACAGTGCCACTAGAGCCAACAGATGTAATTTTGAGCCAATCATTATCAGATGTAGATTCTTGGTCTATATTAAAAGTTCTTGTACTGCCTGTATGATCTAAGTAAAAATACCCACCAGCATATCCGTCACCATCATAAGTAACTGTATTATCACTACCATCTATATCCATATAGTTTGTAGCACCATCAACATCAATGCTAGAAGTAATACTGTTGCCAGAACCCTGTACTATCCAATCTAAATCTAAGTTTGCAGCAAGTGCTGTCATTGCATGATTTAAAGTTGCTGTATTTGTATTGCCTGTAAATTGGACATTTACGTTAGAACCATCAGCACCTGTAGCATTTGTCTCGTCTGTAGACATATTAAATGTGTTGGTATCACCTATAAATGAAAAGTAACCTGTATAGTTATCTGCCCATATATCACCAAGGAATTTGTTAGTGTTACCTTTTTGCAATATATCTAATGTCATACTAGCACCATCAATATCTAAAGCAGTCATAGAACCTGCTGCTGCATCAGAACCACCAATAATGTTACCACTACCACCAACTTGTTCTATATCTAAATTAGATGTTGCACCTGATTGGTCTATAAATATTTCATTATCAGCCCCGTATAGCAGAGATGCACTCGTCATCACAACTAGGCTCATTAATATTATTTTTATGTTTCCAATAGCTTGCTTCATATCCCTCCTCTATTGTTTGTAAAACTGCTGTTTCTATAGCCATTTGTAATGCTATATTTATTGATTCATTTTCAACTAGACCACTTTCTATTTCAACTAATTCAGTATTATTAGCATAAAATCTAAATACATCTGATGATATGGAAGCACTTAAAATAGATTTAGTTGCTAAAACTTCTATTAATATTTTTCCTGTGCTTACCGAAACTGTTCTCAAAGATACTGTTACAGAGTCTTGTCTATATTCTTTTGAAGCACCTATACCAAGATATCGTGCTCCTGCACCACCTGATTTTATATTGGTTTCATATCCTATGACACCACCTTCCATTAATAAACCCGCAAACAGTAAAGGCTTTACCTTTTGTTTTTCTTCAAAGGATTCTCTAGTAGTTCTTATTATCTGTCTTTCTTTAGTTAAATTATCTAAACCTTTACGCTCTACTACAATAAAGACTCCTGAATGTTTTAAAGCTCTTATTAAATAAGCATCTGGAGATTGTGTAATAGCAGTGCTAAAACTTGCATATTGACTATTAGACCTACGCTGTCCTGTATTATCTTTAAAAGAGTTTGGATAAACAGCTACTACTGGTTTTTGAATTGGCTTTTCTACTTCTGATAACTTAGTAAGTAAAGTTATTATTTCTGCTGATTCTATATTTCTTACAGGTGGTATACCATTGTCTAATGGCGGTATTATTAAAGAGCAACTAGAAAGTAAAAGAACCCAAGGGAACAGTAATCTCTGTAGTATTGCCTTCTTCATCTGTAATTATTAATGTGACTTTATCGTCTTCTACCCTATATTCTATTGTATTGCCTTCTAATTCAAGTGTGCCAAAATCAGAAGCAGTTTCTCCAAATAAACTGTCTACTAATTGTCTAGATAGCTGTGCGTATATACGACTTTCTAAATTACGAATAAATCTTGCAAGAGTAGTATTATCAGCCTCACGCTCTAAATCTTCTTGATAAGCTTTTATTTCTTCTCGTATAGCTTCTTTTCTATTGAACTCTTGGTTTTCTATGGTTAGATAATGACTAGATGTAGCTATTCCTGAAAAACTAGGATTCTTAAACTTGTGTGTCATTTCATCAGCACTTAAAGAAGCAACAAATAATCCAATGCTTAGAATACTTAAAATAATAAAAGTTTTATCCCATCTATCCATTACGTCTATCTTGTTGTTGTTTTATACGTTTGCAGATTAAAGCCTTTTTTAGCTTTTGATTTTGTTGTTTTGCCATTAATCTTTACGTTGGTCATCTCTATCTGCTTTAGCAATTTTGCTACTATCTATTAACTGAGGTACTCCTAATATAGTTTTTATGAGTGTGTCTTGCCTAATTATTTCATTGTCTAGACTGCGTACTCTATCTATTAATGCTACAAGTATTCCATGCTGTGAGTCTAATTTTGTACCAAGTCTTTCTTCCATGTTAGCTATTAGTTCTGCTTGTTTATCATCTAATGTATCAAGTTTAGCTTCCATACCATCAATAATTCTATTAATAAGTTTCCATATAAAAAAACCTAAACCTAGTGCAGCAGCTATTGGAAAGCCAACTTCATTTATAAATGTAACTGCTTGTTCCATTAATTTACAGGCTCAAACAGTCCTAGTTCAATTAATCTTGTTCTATTAGCAGAATGCACCGCCTCTATAGCTTCTTTACTTTGTCCAAAGTAGGCAGCAGCATGGTAGTTATCTATCATTGATTGATTAATATTTACTCCATCAACAACTACATCTCCTAATACTCTACCAAACTTACCTCTAGAATCTTTTAATTTAGTTTGTATTACAACTTTAGTGCCATTATCTATAGCTTCTTTTAGGAAAGCCGAAGCCATTTTTCCTCTAGCTTTTTCATCCAAGTTACGAGTACGTGACTCGGGAGTATCAATGCCATATAAACGAACACGAGACTTATAAAGAATATCAAACCCAAGGTCCAACACAACATCAATGGTATCTCCATCAACAACTCTTTCAACTTTACAACTATATTCATACATTAAAACATTTTCCTATCTTGATTTGGATTAGGAATAAATTCTGAATTTTTCATATTTTGTTCCATTAAAAATTTCATCAAATGATTTTTTGCATCATAGTTACCAATCAAAGGTGAATCATATTGTTCTGCTATTTCTTGTAAACTTAAACCAAGACTAGGTTTTATTTTCATTTCTTTAGGTTTATTTGGGTCACCTACAGTAAATCTTTTCATACGAGTTGCACTAGCCAAACCTAATTTATCAAAGTCTTTTGATTTATATACATCTTTATTTCTAGCAGCATCTATTATTTTTTCAAAGTTTTCAGCTATAGACATATCAGGTATATATTCGTTTTCAAAAATTTTTTGATTTAAGCTTTGTGCTAGTAATCCTGCATCTAAACCTTTTGATTTTTGTTCCATTATCTTTTCTTTCCTTTATGCAATCCATGTTTTGCATATTGTTTACCTTTTCTAGTAGCTGCTCGTTTTTTTCTATTAGCTGCTGCAAGTTTACGTCTACCTTTAGGTGTGGATTTTAATTTGTCTATTTGTGCTTTAGGTGCATATACCTCGCCTGTTTTAGAAGATTTTTTGCCACTAGCAGTAGTCCATTTTTGTCCAGTCCATTTTTTTAAACTACGTTGTGATTTCTTTAATGGCATACTATTCTCCAAACATTACTATGTAAGCATCAGTTTTTCTAGGTTCTTTTATAAATCTTCTTTCTATTTCATAAGGACAGGGTGACATTTCTAATAAAGACCAAAAAGAAGCTCTACCAGGGTCAATCATTACTAATGTTTTACCAGCTTTAGTAACAACATCTATTAGTCTGACCCACTCAAGAATATGCTCTTCCCAAAAACAAACATCACTAGCTATGTATATATCAAAATCTAATGGTAGCTTTTTACTAAATATGTCTGTATTACTAAACTCTGGATAAATATCCATAAGCTTAGACATAAGTTTAAAGTAAGGTTCTACATTTTTATCTAAATCATATCCTGTTACGTCACAACCTTTTTTCTGCATATAGTGTGAAAGAACACCCCAACCACAACCTAGGTCAGCAACACTACCATATAAGATATCTAATTCTTCTAAGATATCTATAGTTACAAGAGTAGAGTTCCAAACTTTATTGCCATGCAATTGATGCACATTATTTTTATTTTTTAATTTTTTAATCTCTGGGTGTGCAGATGTAGGTATCTTTATATCACCAAAGACTATGTTAGCTTTTGTACCCACCGCCTGCTGCCTTATATCTTTTAGCAAGCATCTGTGCTTTTCTTGCACTCCATTGTCCAGGTCTTCCGCCTTTACCGCCAGCTTTTATAGAATTAAATAATCTTTTTCTTAATGAAGGTTTTGTATAGTTACCAGCTTCATTAACTCTACTTTTAGATTTTTTAGTTTTTCTTCCTTTTTTAAATTCAATAGACTCTAAAGCCTTTGCCTGTCCAGCATGAGCCTTACTAGCTTTTTTTAATTTCTGTGCAACTCTTGCAACTGTTTTTTTTGCTCTACTCATCCTACAAACCTTGATGCTATTAATGATACTAATATGAAAGGATATACCCCCCATATTATAGTTTCTAATTTATCAAATCTTTTAGAGCCAGCTTCTAATCTAGCATCTATACTTTTGTAAATTAATTTACATTCTTTTTCATGCGACTCAATCGCATTAAGAGCGTCTTTAGCTGTCGCCATCTTTGGATTCAACTACAGGTGCTTCTTGTTTAGCTTTACCTATGTTAATAGCTAGTAAGTCAACAAACTTGTAAAGTTTGCCTACTAGCACATCATCTTTAGGTGTAGGTGTTGTTGCAGCAATAGCACTTGCTACAGTTACAGCCATAGTTAAGTAACTAATTATATCCATTATTATTTCCATTACTTTTCTCCTATCTTTTTAGTAATTGACTCTACTTGCGGTTCTTCTTCTTGTTGGGAATCTTCCGCTAAGTTTTTGATCTGTTCTATAGTTTGTTTGCGTAATATAGATATAGATTCTATCTCAGCACCTTTCCAAGCTCCTCTTCCTGTTGCTACGTCTAATATTTGTAGCACGTTTACGAAATATTGTTGCTCCATAATTTTATGCTAATGTTTTATTTATTGTTACTGGTGTTATTTTTTCGCTTATAAGTTGATCTATATATGATTTTTTTGCAGTTACCACTGTTGAACCTAAAGCTGTTTCAACCCACCCTTGTACTTTAGCTGCATCAAGACTTGACCAGTTTGTAAAATTCGATAAATCACTGGTATCTAACTGTTGTCTGCCTCCTACTGTAGCCGTCTGTGGGTTTCCATCCGAATCATCATTAGAATCATCTGTGCCTTTTAGCACCCAATTTACTGTATGTACTACATTAGTCTTGCTGCTTTTTGATGGGTATACATCACAATTTGAAACATCCCAAGTGTAATTTATTGCCATAATTTTATCCTTCTAATGTTGTTATTCTTGCTTCCATTTCTTGTACAGTTTTAACGAGCAATGGCACTAATTTACTTTGGTCTATGCCTTGGTACTTAGGTTGTCCTTGTGTTCCTTCTTTATTAGTTTCATCTGCTTCAGTATAAACGTCATCTTTTTCACCTGAAACAGCTTCTGGAACTATGCTTGATACTTCGTGTGCTAAAAATCCATGTACTGTAGTGCTTGCATCGGCTTTAAAATTAAATTTGCTAGGTTTTAGTTGTTTAAGTAAAGTTGTTGCATTCCAATCTGTAACTACATTTTCCTTTAATCTGTAATCTGATGAAGTATTGTATTGTGTCGCTGAACCAGTAGTCTTTATCGTTCCAACTGTTCCGTTTGGATTTTGGAAAAATATTTGTGTTTGTAAATTATCTGCTGCTCTTGAAACGCTTGTAGTTCCACCTGCTGCTGCACCAAAACAACTATTATTGCCATTAGGAAAATCAGTATCACCTACAATAAAATCGCCATCTTTGTTTAATCTCATGCCTTCTGTAGTAGAAGAAGACCCCTGATTTGTTTTAAATATTAAATCTCCATGCGTATCACCGCCTGTGCTGTTATTTTTTAATCCATGTATTTCCGCAAACAATCTAGTGCCGTCACTTGAACCAGCATGAAAACCAGCAAACTCAATTTTCCCACCATTACCTGAACCGCCTCCAGCTGTAGTGTCTCTAAGTCTAAGTCTTGGATCGGATGTCGATGCTTCTATTGCGACATCTGCTGCTGCACCAATTCCTAAAGCGTTAGAAGATATATTGTGAAATAAAGCACCCATCTGAAAAACATCATTTGTAGATGACTCCTTCATTATAAAATCAGAAGAACCAGCTAAATCAAAAGCTAATCCTGTACCGCCATTTAATCCAGAAAGTTTTATTCCCTCGTTAAATGTAGCGTGTCCAGCTGCGGACATATCAAATTGCACTGCATTGATAACAGAACTATTATCATTACCTTGAATAAATATATCAGCATCTGAAATTACACTTTGAATGATAAAATGATTACTATCTTCTTTAAACTGCCCATAATGTAAACTACCATCAAATAATCTTACTTCACCATTATCGTCAGCACTTAAGTCAACTCTACCAGCAGCGTCTATTGTTATATCCCCACTTGATAAAGCTATGGTAGTTCCATCAATATTAAAATTATCAATATCTATACCAGCATCTGCTGTAATTTTTCCAGTCGAAACTATAGTAGAGCTATTAGTTATAGCTCCATCTACTTGTAGTGTAGAAGCCATATCAACAGCACCATCTATATCTACTACGTCTAGGTTAGTTGTTCCGTCTACGTCTATATCTCCAGATATATCTAAGGCTGTTCCGATAAGTGTTTGAGTAAGTGTAAGTTGACCATTAGCTGCTATTGTTATTGCATCTACGTCTGAGGCAGAACCGATTGTTTTGCCATCACCAATAATCAAATCATCAGTTAGTGTGACTATACCTGTAACACCAAGAGTTCCACCTATGGTTGCATCATCTGTGACTGTTAAATCGTCTTGTACTTTTAAGTCTACAGTAGAAAGACTAGCAAAAGCATCAACTACTGCTGCACCACTACCAGCACCATCTAAGTAAACTGCCTTAGTATCGCCAGCTGGTATGGTTATGTTAGCTCCAGAGCCTTGTGAAATAA